TATTATTCAAAGCACAATTCGGGAAAAATGAAATCATAGCTCAAGTAGATTTAGAACTTCTTGATGTAGATGATAAAGGAACTCCAAGTGATTGGTCAAGGTTCAGTCATTCAAGTTCATTCGAAGATGCAAAGGTTGGTATTAAAGCACTACACCACAAATATCTAATTCAAGCTATTGTTGGTGGGGCTTCTGTCAGAGAAGATATAGTGATAGCAACCCCAGCAAGTACACCAGAAAAAATTAGATTGAAGAAAGTTAAACCAAATGATCTACCACGTATGCTTAAGTTCTCTGTTGTAAGGGGAATTAGGAAAGCATATGATCCTATGCATGATGCAGAGGGAAAATCAGTTTTTGTTGACGGTAAACAAGTTTATCAAGAAAGAGATTCCAAAACAGATTCTTATGAAACTATAGTTGGTGAAATTTTTAAATTGACATTTGGAAGGTTAGAAGAACACCCAGAAGATCAGAAAGACTTTGGTTCATTTGTTGGTGTTGCTAATCTTATGAAAAAATACCTCGACAAAACTCAAATCAAACGTTCTTTCGAACGTTACGAACAAAAGCTTTTCGGTAAGTATGAACAAGTCCTTGAGAGAAACGACCCAAAGGGTGATTACGAAGTTAAGATCAGTGGATACAACTATTTAGCTAAGAAGTTTGGCTTCAAAGTGAACCAAAAGAAGATTGATGACTATTATGCTAATTTCAAGGGTGAACGTAATGAATCCATGATTAGAAATGCTATGAGGGGATTGGTGTGAGTATGATAAGAGAAGCAATCTCTTATCGAGAAAAAATGGTTGAATATTTAGAAGTAATAAATAATTCTTCGTCAATCACCGCAATTATAGAAAGTGGGAGTATCCAAGACCTCAGAAAAGAAGTTCAACATTTAATCAATTCAGTAACTGATTACAAAACTATTCAGGATATTATGAATATTCTTTATAGAGAGTCATATACAGAATTGATTGAAAAGATTATGAAAAAGAAAGGTTTAGACACTAAGACTATGGATGAATTTTCTAGATATTTCTTTTCAGTTTCAGGGTCTCCAGAAGATAAAAATGAGTTTTTAGAATCCATGTTAAGTGATGGAATATGGGATTCAAGTTCAATATTAGGTGCGTCTAGTCTTACTTCATATACGAGTAGTTCGGTTCTCATTCATCAAAGTGAATTCACCTTGAAGATGTTGGAAACACTTAAATATTGGAAAGCTCCACTGGGTGCTAAATCTGGTGTTGGGAAGGGTGAAGGTCTTATTATTATGTTTGCAAAAGACGGTGGTAAGGCTAAAAAGGGTGATGTTGAAATTGGTGGTGTCACAGTTGAAGTGAAGGCTAATGACAAAAGTGGTGCTTCTGGTGGAAGATTAATTGGTACTTCGAATGAGTGGATAAAACCACCATCAGTCTACTCTAAAATGATAGAAATTCTGAGAGGGGCGTTGAGTCCCACTCTTGGAATGGATTTACCAGAAGACCCAAATTTTTATAACCTGACTTCTACAAAGTTGAAGGGGTTGAATAAATTCTATTCAACATTAGGTAAAAAGAAAAGTGCAGACATCCTGAATAGTGTAATTAGTTTAATGTATGTTCATAAACCAAAATTGAAGTGGATAGAATCAACTCTAGATAGGGACGGTTCAATTACGGACGCGTTCCTAGATAGATTTGCTGTATTCCAATTTCAATATTACCAAGACATTGAGAAATTTGACGCCATTTTATTCATGAATAACCAGACCGATAATATGATTATAGTAAAGGATTATAAAGAATATGCAAAAATTATTAGTAATGGAATAATCAAATATTCTGGATTCAGTTGGAAAGAAGATAGAAACTTGGCATATCAAGTCGGATTGACAAGTTAAATAATAAAAACAAGAAGGATAAATTATGATTCACGAAGCCATACACAAAGTAAATGAAGCCGACGATTATCTTAATATTAGTATTAAGAATGTCGACAAAGTTGTTAAAGACGAGAAGACGGCTTCTGAACTTATAAATCAGGAAGTTATTGTTTATGGAAAGTATGATGGTACAAAACTAAGTTTACTAAGAACTGGTGAAGATTGGGATAGTAAACAGTGGTGGAAGATGTTTGTAGTTTCTTATAAAGGAAATATCATTTACGGAACGGAATATTCCGAACTTCACCCTGACGCTGATCTTGACTCTACTGTAGGAGTTTCCCAATATAAGTCAGTGATTGACCATGTTTCTAAAAACTTTAATGATTGGAAATCGATTCCTAAAAACACTGAATTCTTCGTAGAATTCCTTATGAACAAACCTACACTTACAAGAAAATATACAAAGCTTAGACAACTCATATTAATTGGTTATTCTAAAGTTTCAAGTATAAGCGTAACAAATGGTAGAATTCATATTAAGTCAAATGGACTTAATATGGACGACCGTGAAAAATATGCTAAGATTCTTGGTCTTAATTTACCTGAACTCATATTCAAGGGTAAAATGATTAATTTTCCTAAAGGTCTAAATTCTCGTGCTACTGGATACTATAAAGATTATGAATCTGCATTTAAGGGTTTACCAGCTGACGGTTACTGGAAATTGGCTAAAAACTTCTTTTCAGAGTTACCTTCACTTTATGGTTCTATAAAGGAAGAGGGAGTTGTGTTCCATTTGTCAAATCCTATGGGAAACACAAATATTCTTAAGATTGTACAAGATGACCAATATGATAAAGAACTAAGATTCAAAATCAAACAACAATATAAGATGGAAGTAAAAGATGAAGATGCATATTGGCTCAAGGTACGCGAGTCAGCAGAAGAAATCATCTCCACAATGAAACTTAACGGGAAGTTTGCAAAGATCCTTCAAGAGCTTTCTAGGGTGGTTTATAAAGAGTATGAGCTTGGGTTCACTCACAAGAAAAAGACTGACCTGAATGTTAGGGATGATATTCAACTTACGACTAAATCTATGCTCATGAGAAAACTCCCAGGAAATAACGGGGCGTTGGTAGTCGGTAAATTCAGAGTATTCACAAACGGTCATAAAAAGATGTTTGAACAAGCTCTTAAAGGGCGTGATTTCTTAGTAGTTGCTTTGGTTTCTAATAAAGAGACAAAACCAACTCTAGAACTTAGAAAGAAAATGATTCAAGCTGAATATCCTAAAGTTGAAATATTAACTACCACTTCTGGAAATTTATTAACTATGATTAATAAAACTTCTCAAAACATAAATGTGGTTTTAGCTGGTTCAGATAGAGTTGATGGTTACACAGAACAAATGAAAAGAAACCTTGATGTACAAATTGAAGAAGTGCGTAGAGGTGAAGACGATGAGTCTGCTACAAAGGTAATAAGAAACCTTTCAGATGTAAAATACTTCAAGAAGAATGTGCCAAAGAAAGTTCAAAAGTTCTATGACGAATTAGTTAAGACTTATGGTGTTTCAGAAAACTTCAGAATACAAGGAAAAGAAATGTTAAGAGAAGCTGTAAATGAAGTGAGTGGTGCGATTCAATATTCTATAGAAGATGTTGTTGATGAATTGAGAATCATTTCTGCTAAATTGGATAAAAAACGTGCCTCAGAAGTTGAAATGATGATTATGGATCTGAACGCATTAATTGGTAAAGAATTTTTCGAAGGGTTCTTTGATAAATTTAAGAAGAAGTCGAAATATAAGATTTCTAAGACATCTGATGTGAATAAAGACTTAGAAGTTATACACTCTGAATTTTTAGCTCTTTCTAAAGAAGCTAAAAGATACAAAGAACCTTATAGTGTTATTAATGTAATGGATACAATTTCAATAATCTTGGGTAGACTATTAAAATGATTCGATTGATTATAGAGAAGATTACAAATGGTACAACCATAGAAACTCTGAAGGCAGATGTGAAGGGTGTACCGACGTTCATATTTATAATGGGTGGTTCAGGTTCAGGAAAGAATTATGTATTTGATAAATTCCTTAAAGGCATCCCACTCATTGATGTTGATAAATACACGGCTGAATATTCTAAGGAATTTGGCACCCCAGCAACTAAACATGTTGGTAAGGCTACATCGAGGTCAAAAAGGGAATTACTTTCAGCATTTGCATCAAATAAAACAATTGCTCAAGTTGGTACTGGTTCAAATCTTGAATCTAGTGAAAATAAGTTCATGTGGGCAAAAGAAAAGGGAATGAAGGTAGTTGTTATTTTCATAGACACAGATGTAAATAAAGCACTGAAGAGAAATAAGAGAAGACACGAACAAGGGGTTCAGGGGCTTGTGCCAGACGATAAGGTAAGGGCAACATCTAAAAAATCAAAATCAAATATTAAGGTATTTAAATCTAATTCAAATGTAGATTTAATTATTCAATATAAGAATTAAATAATAGAAAATAAGGGAATGATATGATAAGAGAAATTATAGAAGCAATTACCGACAAAAAGAATTCAGTTGATTTAAGGACTAGCAAATCACCAGTGCCATCTGTTACAGTATTGAAGTACGATCGTGGTGACTATGGAATCTTAAATTATTCCATGAGCCAAGAAGCTAGAGACTTCCTTATGGATAATGGTTTCATTATCGATAGAAATACTAAATACCCATATAAAAATTATAAAACCCTGAAAGATGTTGAAAAGGCTCTTAAGGATATGTTTGGAATTAAGAAAGGGTTGGTTGAAGCGTAATGATTAGAGAAGCTATACAAATAATTCAAGAACGAGTTTCGCCAGACTGTCAAACGGGAAATGGTGCGATGATGAAAGTTGGTAAATGGATTATTGGTAGGACTTCACACTTAGATGACCCAAGACCACCTTCTGAAAAAGAGCGTGATGATGGGTTTTATTGTAAGGAATTCGCTAATATAATTCAGATGTTTCTTAAAAAGCGTCCAATGAATATTTCTGATGGAAAATACCACCTCGTATATAAAAACGAACACGGGTATCAGGATTGTCTAGTTGCTGTGAACAACGACTTCAAAACGATGACATTCGTTACTATTATGCAATTAAACAAAAAGAGTCCAAATGATTACGATGCCAAAAATGGTGAAAAGCGTATTTTCATCGGAAAAACAAAATAAGGAAATATAAATGTTAAGAGAAATATTAGAGGGAAAATTTACGAAGAATTTTAAGTATAAGGGATATAGTGTTTCTATAACTGCGATGATAGGTGATAATAAATTTCATAAGTTTAAGGTAAATATTAATATGGAATGGCTTGGAAATTATAAAACTATGGAAGCCAGTGAAGAAAAAGCGAAAGCTTACATAGATAAAATCTAAGGAAGTGGTATGTTAAGAGAAGCTATAAAAATTGCAGAAGAAGAAACAAAAATATCTGGGAAGGATATAAAAGTCACTAAATCTCAGGTGAGAAAATTTCTCACCAATAAATTCGGGAAGATTGATGTACTCAGTTCATTTTCAGTCATAGGGAATATGATTAAGATGTTATTTGTTGCTCAAGGTCATACAAGTACATATACAACAGAAACTAAATGGGTTCTATCTAACACTGACTTCAGTGATACATCTAATTCATAATCAATTTTAAGCAACCTTTAAGCTTTATTACGCTATAATAGTATAAAGTTTGAAAGGCTTAAAATGACTACTCTCAAAAAATTACAAACACTACAAAATAAAATAACAAATAGAATTATCGAATTACAGAAGATTTCTCAAGAAAAATGGGGTGTATCACCTGAAATGAGAGTCATGTATGATTTGGATAGTGTGAAAACCCTTGGTACTGCCAACTATTATAAAGGTACTATGAGATTGAATAAACATCTCTTACTTGAGTTTGGTGATGTGTACATTGATGAAGTAGTCGTTCATGAATACGCTCATTTCGTAACTGACGCAATAGCAAAAGAGAAAATGACTAGATACCAAGCTCATGGTAGGGAATTCAAACAAATATGTAGTAAATTTGGTATTGTTGGAAAAGCTACAACCAATAAATTCAGTGATTCAAAATACTTGAAAGATAAAAAAGACAAATTAAAAGCAAATAAAAAAGTATTTTATTATGGTTGTGATTGTAATTATTATAAGGAATTGTCTACTACAATTCACAATAGAATTCAAAGAGGTAGAGCTTCATATAATTGTAGAGCTTGTAAAGTAACATTGAAGTTTGTAAAACAACGTTCAAAACTAATCGCATAAGGCTTAATATGAATTTTTCAATTATAACAGATTACGGTTGCCCGTTTAATTGTAGTTTCTGTATCAGTAATTCACAGCTATCTAAGAAAGACTTTATTTTTACTGAAGACATGAAAGTCAAAATACTAGAGAATCTACAAGGCGTTGAAAGAGTTTCTATTTCTGGTGGTGGTGACCCTATGTTTACCCACAACACAGAAATAGAAAAGTTCCTACAATTCGTTATCACGGAAACTAATAAATTGGGGATTAAGAATTCAATTCACACAAATATAATGTCTCCTTTAAATTTCAGCTATTTGATTTTTGATTTTGATAAAGTTGTGGTTTCAGTGATGCTAGATGATGTGAAATCTAAGGTGATGAATTATAAAAATATAGATGATGTGAGATTTACATATGTATCAGACGGTACAGATATAATCACGGTAATGAAAATCTATAATGAAATACCTGATAATTGTCAATTCACCGTTAAACAACTTGACGAATGTGAAAATGATTTTTCTCAAATAGAGAATTTCATGAGTATTGATGAGAAGTGTGTTTTCCTAGGAAGTGGTGATTATAACACATATTTATACTTAAATGATCTAAAAATATATGAAAAGTTTAAATCTATTAAATTTTAAGAAAATACGCGAAAAAGAGTATATTAAGTAAGATTTAAGCTAAAATACGCTATAATAGAGTATAAAATAAGTAAGGAATGAAATGAAAGCATATGATATAATTGAACTATTGAGAACTCAAGCAAGTATTAATGACATGAGAGAAAGTTTAGGGTTCTATAAAGATAATAAACAATTTCAACTTGTATTGACACAAGCACTTGACCCGAGAATTACATTTGGTATTAAGAAAATTCCAACTTATGATTACATTGCGGTTAAATTGACACTTGAACAAGCAATTACTGAATTAGGAAAGCTACAACGCCGAGAGGTGACTGGCAACTCTGCAACAGAGCTTCTTAGAGGAATTCTAGAAACAACTTCTACGCATGATGCTCAGGTCATTAAATGGATAATTGCAAAAGACTTTAAAGCTGGGTTTGGTGTTTCTTTAATTAATAATGAAATGGCTCCATTTAAAGTTTACGAAGTTCCTTATATGGGTGCAACATCTTACACTGATAAGAAAGTAGAAAATATCTTTAAGAAATATCCATACGCTTATTCAGAAGTGAAAATGGATGGACGTTACTTGAATATTGTTGCTAAAAAAGAGGGGATTTTACTTGAGTCTCGTGGTGGTAGACCAAACCCTCTCATGGGGGCACTTGAAAAAGAAGCAATGTTATTCAGAGATTATTTTGAAAGAGATATTGTAATTAATGGTGAACTTATGTTTAAAGGTGAGCCAGATAGATATAAAGCAAACGGTATTATTGCAAGCTTTATTTCTATTGCACAAAAGCACTTTGACGGTAAAGACATTACAAAGGAATCAATTAAATTTGAAAAAGAAAACGGTATTTCATTAGAAGATGCGAAAGCTAGAATTAATTTCGTTGTATGGGATGTTATCAATATCGACGAATATGAAGCTCAATTCTCTAATACTGCAAGATCAGAAAGACTTGTAAGATTAGAAGAAGCAGTTTCAGCAACGGGTGTATTCCAAATCATTGAATACAAAATAGTTCACTCAAAAGCTGAAGCAATTGAACACTTCCAAGAGATGCTAAAAAGAGGTGAAGAAGGAACTATCCTTAAAGGTGCTTTCGGTGAATGGAAAGATGGTAAGCCAATTTGGCAAGTTAAGATGAAATTAGAAATTGATCTTGACCTTAGAATTGTTGGATTTAATTACGGTACTCCTGGAACAAAAAATGAAAATGTGATTTCAAGTTTAAATGTAGCGTCTGAGTGTGGTGAACTTACTACTTCTCCTGGAGGAATTAAGGAAAAGGATATGGATTTTATCACTGCTAATATGGATGACCTTAAGGGAAAACTTGTGGAAATCAAATGTTCTGGTTTAAGCCAAGATTCAGAGGGTAATTGGTCATGTCTTCACCCAGTGTTTAAAATCATCCGTGATGACAAAGAGCGTGGTGATACCTTAGTAAGTGCTATTGAAATTGAAGACGGTGCGAAGGGGTTATCATGATATTTTTATATTTATTATTGTTGATTGCCCTTGTCGTAATAGCTATATTCGTGAATGATGAGTTTGATTATGAATTAAATGAACACGTTGAAAAGAAGTATTGGAACCCATTCAATATTTGGAAAGAAATAGACTCGTTAGAAAATGCCAGATATTTGGTAAAATTTGTGTTGAAATTTTTGGGCACTGCTCTATTTTGGTCAATCACAAATGGGATATATATACTTTCGTTTCGTTGGTCAAGATCTATATTTTTGAAAAATTAAATATAAAAAACTAAAAGGAGAAGATAATGGAAATTCCAGTATTTGAGTCAGCAGAAGAAGTAATAGAGGAAATGATAGTGATGTTCGGTGCGGACATCGAGGATATAATTGAGGGTGATTTAGGTAATCTTGATAAGGCTGAGTTGGAAGGTGTTTATAACCTTATGGCAATTGCGTATGAACAAGGGACTACTGAGAATTAAGTTAATCTTAAGTCTAATCCCCTATAATACTGAAAAGGGGTAAAAATGAAAAATAGACTATTCGTGTGTGGAGATACTCACATACCTTCAGACATATATAAATTAAATTCAAGTAGCTTTCCAGAGCAATCTGAACTTACTAAAGATGATGTATTAGTTCAACTTGGTGATTTTGGTGGTATTTGGTACGCTCTTGGTTCTAACCGTGAACAAGAGTATTGGTTGAATTGGTTAGGAAATAAAAACTTCACAACAGCTGTAGTATTAGGCAATCATGAAAATTATGATATCATTGAAACTCTACCTTGGGAAACCAAATGGGGTAACGAAGTTCAATTCTATGAACTTGAAAATGGTAACAAAATATACTTTTTCAAGCGTGGTGCTATTTACAATATCAATGGACATAAATGTTTAACTATTGGTGGTGCTCACAGTATCGATAAAGCTCATAGAACTCCACATATCAGTTGGTGGGAACAAGAAGATATCACTTCTAAAGAAATTAGTAATTGTTTCGAAGAACTTGATGAAAAGGGTTACGACGTGGATTACGTTTTAACTCATACTTGCCCATCCAGAATTGTGATGGAATTTGTGCATTTGACTATGTATAATCAAGGTAAAATAAAAGATACAACAGCAGAATTCTTAGATGAAATTGACAATAGAGTTGAATTCAAAAGTTGGCATTTCGGTCATATGCATACCCATTACAAACATATAGATAATTATGATGACGGTCACACTGATGAATATACTTGTCACTACAATAATTCACCACTAGAATTAGGCGTATAGATGAGATGGGAATATAGAAGTGATATACACGCTGATATTAAAAAAGTTCACACGAACCCAGGAATTGTACCCCAAGGGATTGTATTAGAAACGGTCGAACTTCAAGCAAGGGTTTTCGGGGATTGGGCACCATCCCATGTACCAGAAAGAATAATAAGAGATACCTTGGCAAAAGCGATAGCAGATGAACTTGTCATTGATGTCGCTTGGTCAACTGATCCAAGATCTGGGTATTCTACGGGAAAATTCAGTTCAGTCGTTTACATGAAGCCTAATCTAAAGGAATTAAACGAAGCTAATAATAGAAAAGATAGTAGAATTCTAGAAATTAATAAAGAGAGATTAGTTTTAGAAAAGAAGTTTTTAAATACTTCGAAGGAACTATCGCGTACCGAAGATGAAAAGTTCAAATTAGAAATTAAAAACTCAAAATTAACCGTTGAAATGAATTGTAAATTTCATGATTATAGATTCCTATTGAAACAAGGTTTTAGAATGTTGTGGTTAGAAATTAAATGTGAACTTTTTGCATTAGCTAGATTTGTACCTTTCAGGGGTTAAATTAAGTAAGATTTAAGCTACATTACGGTATAATAGAGTATATAAAAAGAAAGGTTCGAAATGACTAAGTTTGATAATCTATATAAAACAATCATGAATTCTACTTTAGAAGATATTACAAAAGACAAAATTCATGAACTTATTGATGCTGCGGAAGACAAACTTGATTTCCTAAAGGTTGAAAGAGTTCATCGAATTCTTATTAGTGAAAAAACAAAAAATATGAAGGTATGTGCAAAATGAATAAAGAATTAAAAGAGAAATTAGAACAATTTGAAAAAGATAATCAAGCGACAGTTCTGTATGTTACGAAGTACGGTTCAAAGTTGTACGGGACAGATAATCCTAACTCTGATACTGATTACAAAGGCGTATTCGTTCAGAACAAAGATTTAGTGCTTCTTAAAAAAGATATGGAACATTGGACTTCAAATTCAAACGATACAAACGAAAAGAACGGGGCTGAAGATGTTGATTTACAATTATTTTCAGTGCATAAATTCTTCACGTTGCTTCGAAAGGGTGAGACTGGTGCTCTAGATTTACTATTTAGTATGTGGGCAAAAGATACTGTTGTATTTGAGAATACTGTTTTTGTTGATCACATGCAAATGTACTACAAGAAATTCTTAAACAGAAAGCTACACAGCTTCACTGGGTACGCAGTCGGTCAGGCTAAAAAGTACGGTGTTAAGGGTACAAGATATAAAGAATTGACTCAATTCAATGAGTGGTTTGGTGGTATGTACAATGAATATAAAGATGAAAGACTTGGTTCAACATTTGAAGCAGTTAAGAAATTTACTGAAGCTAGTGGGTTCAAATATGTAAATGTTGTTCAGGCTCAAGGTCCAAAAACTGGTCCAGTTGATAACATGATAGATTACCTTGAAGTTCTCGGTAAGAAATACAGTGGTGATGTGACTGTTGGTTACTTCTTCGAACGCTCAGTTGAAATGGAAGAACAATTCGGTAACAGAGCCAAAAGTTCAGCCGAAGGCGTTGACTGGAAAGCACTTAGTCACTCTGTAAGAGTACTATTTGAAGTTGAGGAATTACTTGAAACTGGATTTGTGACATTTCCATTAAAAGAACGAGAATTCGTGACTGAAGTCAAAGAGGGTAAATTGCCCGTCGATGTGGTAATGTTATTTGTGAACGAAAAGTTGGATGTTGTAAAACAAAAGCTAGATACAAATACAACTTTACCAGAAGCGTCCGACCGTGAAACTATGGATTGGTTAGAGTTATGCTTCTTAGAATGGTTTGGTAATTTTGACTAAGACGATGATGAAGTATGAATCTAATTGAAGTTCCAGTTTTATTGACGCTGAACAAAGATATAGGTGATGGAATGATTTTCGAATTAAGGGATTTTATTCCGGCACTATTGAAGGCTATTGAAAAAGAGTGTTTTGTGTATTTTGCGCAGGATGTGAACGAAGATTTAGATTTAATGAACGCAGTTGGTAAGGTTCATGATTTCTCAACAAGTGATGATGGTAAGGTCACTTTGAAGGTTGATTTCTTAGATGTACCACATAGTCAGGCTACACTTCAACGGCTACAAAAGGGTTGGACCACAACTTCTATGAAGGCACTTGGTCGAATTAGATCCGATAAAACGGTTGATGACATAGTAATATTGGGATTTGTTGAATCCCTACAAAAGGAAAAAATAAATGTTATATAGAATTAAAGCTGACTTATTGACAGCAAGAAAAGCAAAAGACAAATTCACAGCAGGAATTTTAGGAACATTAGTTTCTGAAGGTGCTATGATTGGTAAGGATATGGGAAATAGAGAAACTACTGACGCAGAAATGCAGAAGTTGATATTGAAGTTTAAGAAAGGTGCTAATGATACATTAGAATTACTCGGGGCTTCGATTGACAATATTCTAGGTTCTACAAAAGAGAATGCTGGCAAGTGTTTAGAACTTGCATTAGAAATTGGTGTATATAACGGTTATCTACCAACTCAATTATCAGAAGATGAAATTGAAAAAGAAGTTGGTTTTTACTTACAAGCTAATGATGACAAAGCAAACATCGGTTCAGTTATGGGTCATTTCAGAAGTAACTTCGATGGTCAATATGATGGTAAGGTTCTAGCGAAAATTACGAATAAAGTATTGAAGGGTTAATATGAAAGTCATAGAGGCAATTTTATTCGCATCAGAGAAGCATAAGGGGCAAGTTCGAAGAGGTTCTAAATTACCTTATGTCACTCACCCAATTATCGTATCTGAGTTATTGAGAAAATATAAGGGTGATTCAAAACATATAACAAGCCTTGTATGTGCTGCGATACTTCATGATGTATTGGAAGATACTGACGCTACAATTCAGGAAATTGTAGAAAAGTTCGGTGATATGACTGCTTCCCTTGTTATAGAATTAACCTCAAATGACGAACTTATTGAATTCTATGGTAAGAACGAATTTCTAATTCAGAAGATGTTAAAAATGACATCTTACGCCTTAGTAATAAAATTATGTGACAGACTTTCAAACATACTTGATGGACCAAAACCAGCGTATTTGAATGACACAAAAGTGATGATAGACACACTAGAAGCTGAATTAGACTTAACTAGGACTGAAAAGGCTATTATTATTGAGATTAGGAAAGTTTTGAATTGAACGATATTCAACTATTCAGGGTTCGGTGGAGGGTAGTCGATGAAGTCTACTCTGAACTTTCTATAGATGGATTTGAAAGATGGTCTCGCTCAGAGCGTATGACTACTGCTCGGATTAAATTGATGTATAGAGAGTTTCCTGGTATGGAATTTGGATTAGAAACTATTAAATTCAAATTCAAGGGGAATAAAATGTTAGTAATGAAATCAGAATGGGTTTGGGATTAAGCAAGGTTTAAGCTACATTAGGGTATAATAGTATATAAAGTTTGAAAGGCTTAAAATGAGAAACATAACTGGAAGAGCATGGGAAAATGGTTTAAGTAACCTTGATGAATTAATGTCGTGGATGTATGACAAAGAAATCATGAATAAGGGTGAAAGAGAAAGAAAAGATAGTATTTTTAGACAATACAAAAGATATTACAATGATGGTGATGCTCCTCGTGGAGTACTTAGAAAGTATGGTATTACTAAATACAATACAGTTATGGTTGAATTGAAATTAGAACACTATTTGAATGATTTCATTGTAGAGATTCTAGAGAAATATCAAGGTAAGTACAGTAGACAAGATTTCTACCTTGATAGAAACATAGGAAGATTGAAAGATCTTCTTTCAAATGTTGAACGCCTTGATGCATATTCTACACCTTATTGGGCATATAGAACCTCTGCAAACATTGGTAATGAGGGTATTGTCGAATATGGTAAGCAAATTGAATTGTTGTATAAATCAGCAAGAGAAGAATTTGACCAAAGTAATAAAGGGCTTGGACTTGAAAATAACACACTAGAATACGCATCACAAAGAGATGATGTAACACTTACGGAAAATTTCAAATTGAGTTACAAATCTCTTTTGATAGAAATGGTTGATTTTGCGGTACTTATTAAAAATAGCATCGCAATTCTAGAAGCAACGAAAATAAAAATAAAACTTTAAGGAGTTTAAATGAAAAGTGATAATACAGTAGTATTTGTGATAGGTGTGATTTTAATGTTGGTAGCAGCATGGTTTGGTGCCACTGCGTTCTTCGGCTTAGTGGGAGATTTATATACTTGGTTAGATTCCCATATTTGGGCGTTCTTCGCTGGTATCATAGCGTTCTTTTTATCACTGTGGATAGTTGGTCTAATGTTACAAATTACAGTGGTTGTGCTTGCATTAATACTTGGTGTGTTATCAACTTTATTCGGGTAAATTAAGCAAGGTTTAAGCTACATTAGGGTATAATAGTATATAAACTAAAAAGGCTTAATATGTTATTACGAGAAAACCACCCAAGATTTCATGCTATGATTCAAGAGCATGGTACTATGTCTGAAAAAATTGATTATTTTAATATATTGGTTTTACTTGATACGGCTTCAATTTTCAATGCACCATTAGTTTTGGCTAAGGAAATTGAAAGATTGGAATTAAAGGGTATCGAAGATTTAGGAATTTATCAAGAAATATTCGGGTTAGTGGCAAGAGATAACTTTTGGTTCATTGACGAAACGTTTGAATTACCATATTACATATAAAGGCTTAAAATGAAAATCTATAAACAGTTAGTGACTAAATCAAATTTACCAGAATATCACTTAGATCACACTTGTGACTATGGTAGTTTGAAACAAGAGTTATTTGATTTGGGATATGGTAAATCAGACTTTAGTATAATTTGCCATTCAGGATATGATATGAAAGAAGTTATTCGTCTTATTAAAAGTAAGATCAGAAAAGACTCTGAAGCACTAGAAATAATTAAGGGTTATTTATTAACGGAAGAAACTTTTATTAATTTAAAAGACACTTTGTATTACCCAATGATTAAGAGAATTCCACCACAAAGCATATAAAGGATATTTATGGAGAAAAAATTAGTAAAAATGTTTACCGACAATGTTGTTCTCCTAGAGGTCAGTATGATTCTTCTATCTGTGACTGATGAATGTTACCTTGTTGGTGGTGCTGTAAGAAACGCACTTTACGGAAAAGAAGCTAAAGACTTTGACTTCACGGTTGGTAACACGGGTTACGATAAACTGTCCGATGCGTTTGAACAAGCAGATTGGACAATCAAAGAAACGGGTAAAGAATTTCTTGTACTTATGGTAACTAAGGTTATCAACGGTAAGAGAGAAGAATTCGAAATTGCAATGCTTAGAAAGGATGGGATGTATGTTAATGGTCGCAGACCAGAGGGTGTTGAAACGGGTACGCTTCTAGAAGATGCTATGCGTAGAGACTTCTCTATTAACAGCCTTTACTTCTGCCTTAAGACGGGAAAAGTAATTGACCCCACACGTAAAGGTATGCAAGACCTTAGAGACCGAGTATTGCGTTTTAACGGTAAGGCAAAAGAGCGAATGGAAGAAGATTATCTTAGAATGTACAGAGGTCTTAGATTTCTTCAACTTTTTAACCTTACTTGGGCACAAGGTACAGAAAGGGTTTTCAATAGAATGTTCCTAGAACATAGTCAAAAGGTGAACCCACAAAGGGTTCTTAACGAGCTAAATAAAATGGCGAGGGGTTAATATGAAGAAAATATTTATGGCGTTGGTACTTTTATCAACGCTAGTTTTTGCGAAGGTAGATGTAATTGAAGCAGTGAGTGCTAGAGTAAATGAAATGAGTTACAATGATAAAGTTTCTTATCAGGAAATTTGCGTCGATGGAAAATTATTCATTTCGGTGATTGCTTCATCAGGTGTATCAATAACTCAGGTCATGGAATACGATTATTCATATCAAGAGACATCAGCAGTGTCGTGTAAAAATGGGAAATAACTCATTAACTTATGTTAAAACAAATGTCTCCATTAACTTAAATGGAGAAGCAAAGATCGGCTTCTCAGTCGGTGGAAAACACTATAATTTAGATTTACCAGATTTTGATACGAGCTTCCATGAATTCGATTTCACACATTCTGACGGAGACGGTGATCATTACGACGGCATATTGGATGGTGATAGAATTGCTGAGTTATATGAATTCGATTTCTTTCCAACTGAATTAATCAATATCACCACTACATTACGACAAAATTAAGCCAATATTAAGCTTCTTATATTATAATTAATCTGAATATATATTAAGAAAATACATAAAAGGAAGCTTTGAATGAGTTAAATAACTCACATTAAAGGAGAAAAATGAATGATTAAAGAAGAAAAAACTATACCACTAGAGGTTCCGAGTTTATTTGGTGATTACCAATATCCCGAAGCTAATGAAATTCGTAAAAAACAACAAGATATTTTTTGGACAGAACAAGAAATACCAGTAGAAAAAGACATACATGATTTTAGACATAATATGAGTTTTCATCAATTTAATTTGTCGAGTATAACGCTTGATTTATTTGTAGAAATTGAACAAAAGGTCGGTGACGTTTGGGAAAAGATCTCAACTTGGTTTCCTCACTCAGAAATAGAAGGTGCTTGTACACAAATTGCTGCTATGGAAAAGTCAGTTCACGCGTTTTTCTATCAAAAGATGTCAGATGAAATGAATATTGACCCAGAAACTACTGCGGAAAATCAAGAAACGATATTAGTATTGAAAAGCAAACTTTCAATGTTGAATGAAATAACTAAAAATCTATCAGATAACAAGGCGTTATCACTAGCAACAGTATCTATGATAGAACAAGTTTTATTATTTAGTAACTTTGCTATGTTAAAATCTTTTCAAGCTAATGGTCACAACCTCATTACTAATACAATCACTGGTGTTGATTTTGTAGTACAAGATGAAACACTTCATGGTGTTTTTGCAACTTACTTACATAATACATACATCAAAGAACACGGGAGTAATTTCGATAAAAGAACACATAATAAAAATGTATCTAATTTAGTTAAGGAAATCATTGCTCACGAAGACGCAGTAATTGATTTTGTGTTCAAGGGAGTAGATTCAATAAATGATATCACACCCGATCAACTTAAAGCTTTCATCCGTTCAAGGGCAGATTTAACTCTAATAGAACTTAATTCAAGACCAATGTACAATATAGAAATCAATCCAATCGCTGAATGGTTTTATAAGGGTGCTAACTCAATTAAAATGCATGATTTTTTCGTTTCAGGTACATCCAGTTATAGAAGAAGTTGGAAAACAAATAACTTATCAAGATTACCAAACACAAGGAAAAAATAATGTCAGGAAGTACAAAATACGAAAAATTATCATTTAGGAGAAAATTCCTACAATCAGAAGGTCTAGCACCTGATTGGTTATCAACGGCTGGGTTTCAACTATTAACAGAACGGAATTATCTAAATACGGCTGAAACACCATTATCAATGTATTCAAGAATTGCTCAAAGAGCTTCTGAATTAACAGATTTTGAAATTCCAAGTGATTGGGGTTATGAAAATTGGAATGATGCATTTTTCGACGTAATGTGGAATGGTTGGGTTTCTCCAAGTACACCAGTTTTAACAAATATGGGTAACGAAAGAGGTCACCCAATTAGTTGTTCTGGGACACATTTAGGGGATTCTATTAGATCATGGTATCAGGCACGTATGGAAATCGCACAATTAACTCAACGTGGGTATGGTACTTCAACAGTCCTAGACCCAGTGAGGCATCGTGGTTCGCCAATTTCAAAAGGTGGTACGGCAAATGGTATAATGCAACCAGCAGAGGGTATTGTTCAGGATATGAAAGATGTTTCTCAAGGCTCTAGTCGTAGAGGGGCAGCAGGACTTTACCTGAACCCACTTCATGAAGATTTTAATGAAATTGCTGACCAAATTTTAGCTGATGACGATGGCTGGAATATTGGTTGGAACATAACTGATGAATTCGAAGATTTATTCGAAAAAGACCCAACTAGAGCTGATGCTATTTGGAAGAAAATGCTTAAGATTAAACTTATTAAGGGGAAAGGATATTTCTTCTTTATCGATAAAGCAAATCGTTCACGACCAAAGATGTATAAAGATAAAGGGTTATTTGTTAAGGGGTCAAACCTTTGTGCAGAAATTCAATTATTCTCAGACGAAGATCACTCATTCACGTGTGTTCTAAGTTCTATGAATGTTTCTAAATACAATGAGTGGAAAAATACAAAGGCTGTTGAAATAGCTATGGTACTCCTAGACGCTATAATTAGTGATATGTTAATTAAGGCTAAGAAAGAAGCAGGATTTGAGAGAGTTATTGCATTTACTGAAAAATCTAGAGCAGTCGGCTTAGGAATTCTCGGTGAAGCTACATATTACCAACAAGAAGGTTGGGTGTTTGGTGACTTACAATCAATTATGTTCAACCAATCATTAGTTAAGATGCTCGATAAAAGAACTTTAGCAGTTTCTAGATTAGTAGCTAAAGAAGTTGGTGAACCAGAATGGCTTGAGGGTTATGGTGAAAGATGGTCACATAGAATGGCATTCCCACCAACAATGAGCACTTCAATTATTATGGGTGGTATTTCTCAAGGAACAGAACCAGTTTTTGCTAATATTTATGAACAAGACACGGCTGGTGGTACAGTTTTTAGGATCAACCCTCCTTTCTTAAAATTAATGAAAGAAAGAGGAATGTACACTGAAGAAGTTATGAAGCGTATTGCGGAAGACCAAGGATCTGTACAAGCTGAAGATTGGCTTACTGATCACGAAAAGGCTGTCTTTAGAACTGCGTTTGAATTAAACCAATCAACAGTTCTAAAGATGTCAGGTGATAGACAAAGAGGAATGAATAAGACGGGTGGTGGTCAAGGACAATCAACCAACCTTTATTTCCCACATGATGCGAAAGAGGAAGACATATCCACGCTTCACCATGAAGCGTTTGAAGATGAAGATATTGAAAGTCTTTATTATGTAAGAACATTAAATGGTGCCACAAAGGTTAAGATTGATGCATCAGTTTGTGAGGCATGTGAAGGATGATTTCAAATTCTCCCCTACACACTATGAAAATTAGTAAAGATGATTTCAATGTGACCTTTGATATTGAGGAATATGTGAAAATTGCAACTCCAGAAGGTTTTAAATATTTCGTGGCTTATTTCATAAATGAAAAAGATAATTGTATAGATTCAATGGCAATTGACATTGATAATTTACCCACTGAATTACCAGATAATTTTGATGGGTTTATAATCCCAAAGGAGACTAAAGATGATTAAAGAATATGTAACCCACAAAACTGTTTGTGACAGCTGTGGGGAAGAAAAATATGAAGGTGCTATGCTCTCAAGTCAAATTAGTTCATGGTATAGATTATTTGGTGAAGACCTTTGTTATGTGTGTTACCATAGTATTATAAATACACTTATAAGTGAACGTTATATAACAGAGGATGACTATAAAGAAGTTAAGAAAATTTTCACGAGAAATACAAGATTAACTTGCAACCCGTTTGGGTCAGGTTCAACAGCTACATTTGAATTATGTGGTGGTTGGAAAACAAATCAACATCTATGAAAGGAAATAAAATGAAAATAGAAAAACTTTGCCCTAAATGTGGGTACGACGATATGGTATTAACTTATACAGAAATTGGAAAAGAAAAGCACGGTGGTTATAAAGAGCTATTTAGTGATTTTGGGAAGTTGGTTCAAAAATCACCAAATTATAGTCAATCTACAACTTTAGTCATTGATAAGGAATGTATTCGCGTTCATTGTAAAACTTGTCAATATAGTTTTGTGACAGACACAATTAGTAGTGAAACTCAGGAAGAAACTGCTGTCGATATTAATGACATTGAAATCCCAACTGGTGGTTTCTTTGGACTTGGTGGTGATTTGTTTACTGAAGGTGGGCACCACGCTTCTCCGATGGTTGATGGCTTTTTGTTTGGTCAAACACAAACAAAAGATAAAACATTTGAAGATATGTTTGAAGATATCTTTGCAAGTGGTATATTCGCTAAAGATAAAAAATAATGTTATATTGTACAAGATGTGGTTGTGAAGACCAAGAAAAGCTCCATTTAACTGTAGTCACTGGAAATGTTTTTAGTAATAATTGCCAGTGTTGTAATTATGAGGGTGTCGTAAAAGAGTTTGAAGCACAAACTGTTTGTGAAAGATGTGAATTAGTTACTAATGGGGAACTTGACCTTAAAGAAAAATGTCCAAGGTGTGGTTCTGTAGGATATTCTTCTCACACAAAATTCCAACCAACTATGTCGTATGTGCAATTCGATATCCCAAAGGTTAATAAATATGATGACGCTTTACTGAAGACGGCTTACACATTCGCTGAACTATCTAGTTGTGAGCGTTTAAAGGTCGGTGCTGTCATTGCAAAAGATGGTAGACCACTTGTAACGGGATACAACGGTACAATTTCAGGGCTTGATAATTGTTGTGAAGAAGAAACAAATATCATATGTGAAGGTTGTGGTGGTTCAGGGATTATTGAAACTGCTGGTGTTGGTATATGGGATTGTCCCACTTGTGGTGGTAAAAAAGTTGAAATGAAAACTTCTGACTTTGTAGTACATGCTGAACAAAACGCTATATTATATGCTGCAAAACACGGGATAGCAACGGAAGGTTGTGACATATATGTTACTCACGCTCCTTGTTCCCAATGTGCTAAGGCAATAGCATCTGCTGGTATTAAGCGTGTTATATTCTCGAAGGAATACCGTGATTCTAGTGGGGTTGAATTCCTTAAGAAATGTGGTCTTGTAGTTGAAATTAAATAACTGAAATACAAGGACAGTGTATGATAAGAGAACTATTAGAAAAATTATTCAGTAAGGGTGTTTATATGTCCCTGAAGCTCGTAAATGGCTCTGAAGCAACATTCAAGAAATACATTAAGGATAACGTGCCGGAACTTACTCCGACGCCTGATCCTCATTTAACGCTCATTTACAGTAAGAAAAAGTTCGATGATGAAGTAATATTAACTAAGACCGAATATTCTGGTGTTGTTAAAGGCTTTGCAGTATTTGGTCAAGGTGATGATAGAGCATTAGTTGCTGAAATTGAATCAAGTGAAATAGTAGAAAGAAACAACATATTAGTTACGGAATATGGATTCATATCTGATTTTGAAGAATATAAACCACATATCACATTAGCTTATGACATCCCCGAAGATTTTGATATAAACTCTCTCCCAGAATTCACACATCCCCTTACTTTCGGTGAAGAATCGATTTCAGAACTTGAACTTGATTGGGCTAAGAAGAATTAAGCATATCTTAAGCCAAATTAGGGTATAATAGAGTAATTAAATAACTTAAATGGTTTAAGGATATTACATGATTAGAGAAATAGTTGAAAATATAAACGAAGCGAAGGAGAAATTCTTTCTTCTCACTTGGTTTAAGTGGAATGATGAAGACGAAGATTACACTGACATGAATGGAAGTCTGAATATAGTTGGTGTTAAGGATTCTAAATCCAAGGTCACAAAAGACCACCAAAATGATTATAAATCCAATAATAAACTACAAGTTGAAGAGATTTCAGCAAAAGAAGCTGAGTCAAGTTACAGTGATGAAGACTGGTACATAGATAATACACAAAAAATTTACAAGTTTTAAGGATTAATGATGTTAAGAGAAATATCTGAATCAAATGGTTGGGACAAACAAATTAAAGATTTGAATGCCCAGATTGATAAGATGATTGAAGACAATAACCAAAAGGGTCTTGATATTTTAACCAAAGAATTAGATAAAATACTTAAAGGACTGAAATAATGTTAAGAGAAATCATAATACCTTTAAATGAGAAGAAGATTTCTTTTAAGGCATTGAAAGATTCAGGAAGTTTGATGTCTAAGTGGAAACTAAAATCAAAATATTTAAAGGGGTTCGCTGAATTTAAGAATGGAAGAGGTAGTTCTCTTGAAATTTTCGAACTTATTGATTACGATGCTTCAATTAAATATGAAGATGATGAAGATACTTTTTACGATGTCGTATTACACATGAAAAATTTAGATACTGGAAAAATCATTAAAATAGACCAAGATGACAGATATGGTTATTATCCATCACTAACTAAAAAGCGTAAAGAAAATATAGAAGATTTGTATTATTCAGCAAAAGAAACAGTGGATGCACTTGAAGTATTCATTAAAAAAATATAAGGACCAAATATGATAAGAGAAGCAGTAGAGTTAGTTGAGAGTAAAACACCCAGCATTTTAAAATATATTCCTAAGAAATTAGGTAAAAAATACACAACGGCTAAGGCTGAAGCAGAAGCTTGGATAGAAATTATGAAATATCCATTTGATGCTGGTTATTTTGGACATTATGGAAAAGATGAGGGAAAACTTGAATTTAATATCAAAACCCATTTAGATTTTGATATGGATGAGGTGAAAGCTCTTTTAAACACCGATGAAGAAGATGTTTATCAAATGTCTGATAATTACTTAGAGCTTCAACGTGAAGATCTTGAGGAAAGCCTTAAGTCTGAATTTGGTTGTGCTGAATTCAGTTACTCTGGTAGACAAGGTGGTTATATCTTAATAAAAGACTATGACGAAGCAATCTTCGGTGGTATGGGTCTTAATGAAATTTCTCCTTGGAACGATGATAATTACGGTGATCCAGTAGATGAAATTATGGAATGGGTCGATGATATTGAAACTCTAATGACAGACTTGGAAGGTGAAGGTCCACTTGGTGAAAATTGGGATACATATATTGCTGATCTAAATGAAATGATTGACGAGGGAGTAGTGACAGACTATGACCTTTCAAATAAAAAAGGTGCGTTGAAAGTCATGGCTAAAAACTATACAAAACTTGAAACTTTCATTGAAAAAGCTAAGAGCTCTGTTGAAAGTGGTTTCATGGATTATGTAAAAGACAATTTAGACGAGTTAAAGTAATGGTTAAAGTAATGGGCGATTTAAAAACAATATGTGAAGAATTGAATGTCGTTGGTGAAGATACCAACGGTGACATTTATAAGATGTTGGACAACGCAGATTTCAATATGAAGAAGGTTGTCCAACAATTAAAGGGTGAAATATTTAGGGATAAATCAAGAGTTCCTAAAAGTGCAAAATTAAAATCATTGACTACAAAAGCAGATAAATTGTGGGATGAAATTAGAAGTTATGCTAGAGAAGTTAGATAAATCTGAGGAGATGAAATTATGTTAAGAGAAATTGTAAAAGAAGTAAAGATTAAAATTAAGTGGAAAGGTGGTCCAGATGACTATACTTCAGCTAACAAAATAGAAAATTTGATAAAAAGTTATGATTTTTATACAGACTATATTGACTCATACGCTCAGAAGAAAAAGAAAGATGCTAAAAATGACGCAATTGTTAATCAATTGAAAGAATTCGGCGTAACTTCTTTCACAAATTCAGATAAATCTAAGGACGTAAAATAATGTTAAGAGAAATAGTAGAAGGTTTGACACCATATGATAAAGTACAAAAAGATTCAATTCATAATGAATTCAAAACTTACAAAGAAATTGAAAAGGCTGTGAAAGCTGGTAAACCAGTTTTCTGGGCAAATAGTAATTATGAAGTTCAATGGTGGGATAAACCAAAGGGTGTTTATGTGATGAGCTTATCAAACGCAAGTGCAATTGGTCTTGGTGATACAAAGTACGACATTGAAAGATGTTACTTAGACAAAGATGCTGCGAAAAAAGCTCAAAGCAATAAAAACTCACAGAACTACAAGAAATAACATGATACGAGAAGCACTTCAAAACATGAATGAAGCTATGAAAGGGCTTGACAATTATGCCCTTTTCACTTCTTATGGATTATCCTATTTATATAAAGCTGACGAAGAATTAGCACAAGCTTTAGATGAATATGATACAGAGGGTATGGAGTCAAAGATTCTATTCGTTTTCGGTATAAAGGAAAGTATGTATATGGACGCAGTCTGGGCACGAAAAGGTTATGGTCCGATTGCGTACATGACTGCTATGGAGATGCAAGGTACTATGGCTCCGAATTGGATGGAGTCTCAAGTAACGAAACAAGCTCAAGTAGTTTGGAAAGAATTCTTTGACGGCAAAGGTGAAAAATTTGTCAAGAAAGAATTGACTGGCGTGAGTCCTGAGAACTATCGCCATTATTGGTATAGTCTTAAAAAATCTTTGAAATTAAATAACAATAAGAAAGCAGACGATAAATTCATTGGTCAAGACAAATATGGCGAAAAGCGTGGAATGATGAACGAGTTGGCTGAAGGAATTTTACGGCAGTCAATGCGTGGAATATATAATTTTTAGGAGATGGGGATGATAGGATGTTAAGAGAAATAGTAGAAAGTGTTGTAAACGAAGGCGTTTTAGATAAATTTTTGGGAAAGATTGAAAAAATTGGGGTTAAGTATTCTAAATACATCGCAAAGATGTACACGGATAAACAAGGTCAATATGGAAGTAAGATGGCAACTATTGATACTGCTCACGTGTTTCCGAGCGATACATTAGCAACGGGTTATTTGACTGGTATATATCAAGTAAAATCTGGTTCGTTTGGTCAATTTATTGGATTAAGTAAAGTGACATTTAAGAAAGGTGACAAAGTGTTATTATCTGCGTTAAAGAAATTTGATGATTTAGGTTCTGACGTTTATGTTGTCAAAAAAGCGTAGGAGTTGGTATGATTAGAGAAGCACTCAGTAACATAAATGAAGCGAAATTACCAAAACTTATTCAAGAACTTAAAGCTTGGGTAGAAATTGTTTATCCAGAAGCAGAGCAAAAGGATTTTCCAGCAAACAAAAGTAAGAGGTTTCCGAATTACGGATCCACTTCTTTCACTTTCAACACTGGAAAAAAAGGAAAGGATTTTTTGGATAAGATGTCAAAAATACCAAAGTATGAAAGCCTTCTTTGGGGTTGGGCTGGTAATGTGATTGAAGTCAATCACCCACAATTTCATGATAAAATAAAAATGACAAAGGATGAATTCTCAAAGTGGTCTATTGATACAAGAAAACATGGAAGTTTTTATATCAAATCATATAAATCTCTTGGAAAATCAGGATCATCATTTATTTTCAATGACAAAGATAAATTGGTAGCTTATTTCATAGATGATAGAGAAATGGTATTTGCTGATAAAAAAACTTTGAAAATGTTTAAGTAAGGGGTGAAGATGTTAAGAGAAATATTAGAAACAATAAATGAAGATGGGTTAGATACTAAATTGCAAGATTTAGCACAAATGGCTCCAAAAATTACATTTAATTATTCAGACATAAATAAAAGGAATAAGAAGAATGATAAAAAAATTACCAAGTTACTTAAGGATTTAAAGAAAACTTTTGATTTTGACATAGATGATGAAGATACATTCGATATCCAAACCCAAATTAACTCATTAGTGTTGAATAAGGAAGATTAATGTTAAGAGAAATATTAGAAAGTATGAAGGACTTAGACCCTTCTTTAGTGGAAAAAGTTATTTCTGCAATTAATAAAGATTTTGGGAAGACAAATAAGTTAGTAAGAAAAGACGACCCTATTTGGCACGACACAGATGATTTGAAAGAAATTTTCATAAATGTACCTAAACCACCACGAGGATGGTTTAATAAACTTCCAGAAGTTTTAGCGAAGGCTGGGATGAAAGAAGAGATGCTTAATACATATTATCAAGAACTTGAATTCATTAACGATAATTTCAGTTTATCAGCTTCAAAGCGTGGTAAAACAATAGAAATGGTCATACAAAGAAGATTATAGGTTATTTTTAAAAAAGTTTAAATTCTTTTCTGAATTTAAGCTAACTTTAAGGTACATTTAGCTATAATACTCGTATGACTAATAAGTACTGTGAAAGTCACCATTTAATTGGTAAGTTTAAATTTTAAAAAGTTTTAAAAGACCTTAGAATTTTAAGCTAACTTTAAGGTACATTTAGCTATAATATAAAAATAAAATAAGAAACGGTTAAAAAGTGACTTTGGTCATTAAATAACTGTAATAAAACAAAAGGAGACTGTAATGGTTGATACATTTAGAAACACAAACATTGATACATTTATTATCATTACAGAAACTCCGATTATCCCCGAGCAGACTATTGCTCAAATTTGCGAACCGATTGCGTATCAAGCGTATCAGGTAAACAAGACTTCATAAGAATTCTCTACTAGAGGACTCTTATGAGTTCTTTAGTTAGTAGAATAATTCTACAACACTCAAAACTCTTTTATAAATATGATGGGCTTTTCCTTCTTAATAGCAACTGGTTTGTTGATTAAACAAGATTCGAATCGGCATATATAGTAAGGTTCGAAACTTACGACGTATGTTTAACTTTAATCGAAGGAATTCAGTAGGTTCGAATCCTACACCTTGACCCAAATGTTGAGATATAGTTCAGTGGCAGAACGCTTGGTTTTGAACCAAGATGTCGGGGGTTCGAACCCCTCTATCTCATCCAAAAAATATGGCTGTGTCGTCTAGAGGTTAGGACGCTTGGTTTTCAACCAAGAGAAGAGGGTTCGATACCCTTCACGGTCACCAAAATTTCGAAGTATAGCTCAGGGGCAGAGCGTTCGCTTGATAAGCGGAAAGTCGTTGGTTCAAATCCATCTACTTCGACCAAAGAATAAAGAGTAAAAAGTGAAAAATATCCTCGGTTAGTTTAATGGTAGAACATTCGGCTGATAACCGGAAAACGAAAGTTCAACTCTTTCACCGAGGACCAAATATGCGTACGAGTCAACTATTGGTTGGTTGAAGCAGATTGTAAACCTGTAACATTGAAACGCGAAGGGTTCGATTCCCTTGGTGCGCACCAGAATATGGATAATTAGAAACTATGGATGTGGTTGGGGTTGTAATTCCCATGATTCCGAAAGGGTCCAACTCGGTTCGATTCCGAGGTTATCCACCAGAAATATCAGAATGTAGCTCAATCAGGCAGAGCACTCCGTTTGGGACGGAGAGGTTGGAGGTTCGATTCCTCTCATTCTGACCATTATAATTGTCTAGACGTAACGAAATACGGCAATCGTCTCGCCTTGGATGCGAGTATATAGGGGTTCGAGTCCCCTCGTCTAGACCAAAACAAAAACAGATGGCTCATTCATCTATCGGCTAGGATATCGTCTTTTCAAGGCGAGTAGGAGGGTTCGATTCCCTCATGGGCTACCAAAAAACGAGTAAATAAAAAAGAATTTGAGTCTTTAAGTTTAATTTAAGAAAATTAAGCTATAATTGACTCATAAATAAAAAGTTAGGCATTAAATACCTATAATAAACATAAGGAGTAGACATGACACGAACATTTAACACGAATCATTTTGATACTGTCGGGACAACCGATACAGCAACGAACATGTTTACTGCTCATGTTACTGCCAGATTTGGAGCCGATTGTGGCTTTAGGGCTGTGGCAACTGTGTGGGGCAACACTAAAATTTCTTAAAAGAACTTCTAAATCAGGAGCTCTTTTAAGAGCTTTTGACTTCTCTACCTGAATTCTACTTCAGGTCATCAAAACTCTTATCAAAAATTAAAGATTAAACATCTTTTGCGAATGTGGCTTAATGGCTGAGCACCGTCCTTCCAAGTCGGTTATGCGGGTTCGATTCCTGTCATTCGCTCCAAAATGTACCGACGTCATATAGTGGTTATTATGCTAGACTGTCAATCTGGACACGGGAGTTCAATTCTCCTCGTTGGTGCCAAAAATAATATGGGGAAATAACTCAATTGGAAGAGTATCGGATTGTCTATCCGAAGGTTGCGGGTTCAAATCCCGTTTTCCTCGCCAGAATAAAATATCCACTCTAAGCTAACTTAGTAGAAGCGTCGGTTTGAAGAACCGAAGGATGAGGAGCGTAACCTCAAGGGTGGACCAGAAAAATGTGGGCTGTTAGTATAACGGGATTATTCCTGCCTTGCACGTAGGCGATCGGGGTTCGATTCCCCGACGGTCCACCAAATTATAGTGATGTAGTTTAACTGAATATTGTACAATATTCGACGAAAAACATTCGAGGGCAATTGCCTTGAAAGAAGTTGGGTCATGCCAACCATTACTGCCAAAAAGAATTTTTCAGGGTGGAAAAGGAACTCAGTAGGTGGAGACCTACCTTTACCACCTCCAAGAATTTTATGCTACTGTAGTTCAGTTGGAAGAACGCTTGTTTTGTACTCAAGAGGTCGGGGGTTCAAATCCTCTCAGTAGCTCCATTGATTATTATAAGGCTGAATAATTTCATCCTTTAGTGATCACTTAAAGTAGGTTAGTTTATGTCTAATTTTCACCTACATATCAAAAATGAAAACATGGCGTTATAAGCTCGGTTGGCGTCGAATGGTAAGACACTTCCCTTACAAGGAAGGCATTGGGGGTTCAAATCCCTCACCGAGTACCAAAAATTCAATGAAGAAGTAGAAAGCAGAATAAGGCTTCTGTGGGTTCGAGTCCCACTCTTTCTGAGTCGTTCTCAAGGTTCACAACCTGACTTTTTCATTGAGTTTTTAACTCTAAAAACAATGTCATCTGGGCGTGCAAAAAGGTTCGAGTCCTTTCATTAAAATAAGGAAACAATATGAAATTAATCGAAATGGTTAAGGGAAAAGTTGTTCGTCTTAAATTTTATAGAAAAGGCGAACTTTGGTACGAGACAGAGGACGGGTTTCCATTCCCCGTTCCAATTAGTGACTGTGGAGATGCGACATTTCTGCCAGAAGATAAAGCTTCATTATTTATGAGGTATATCAGAAAGCAACTTGAAGCATTAAAAGAAGAAGGGTAACTTTCTTCACTTTGGGGAATCTGTATGGGACAGACTCTTGGCTTGCACCCTCGATGAATCGGATCGTTACCGATATTCTCCACCAATTAACGCATACGTCAAGGCGACATTCGAACCTCATAAGTTTGGAAAGCCAGATTCGATTTCTGGGTATGCGACCAAAAATAAAAAGAGAAAAAACCTGAGTTTAAGCTTGTTTTAAGCGAAGTTACGGTATAATAGAGTATATTAAAAGTTAGAAAGGCTATTATATGAGAATCAAAAAACCAGGAAACCCAAACGCTAAATGTTCGTATAAGAACGGAAAAGTATATAACAGAAAGAATGTATAATCACTCAAACGGTGATTTAAGACGGAAGAGGTAGTTGAAAGGGTATTACGCTGAAAGTTGGTAATACTGAGTCTATGGTGTAACCTAGATGCTTACAGATGGTTAAAATCCATCCTCTTCAACCATGCCTTCATAGCTCAATGGTAGAGCACTCCCCTTGTAAGGGAAAGGTTTTCGGTTCAAGTCCGAATGAAGGCTCCAGAATCAGAGTAAGATTTTAATGGAAGTTTTATTCGGGTTCTGTGTGAAAGAAAGCGTCAGAGCAGTTGCTAGACAACATAAGATTCTTTGGTGGCTATACTGGGAGGTAATTGAGATTAATTTCCTGGACTGAATAACAGATGACGGTTCAAAACTCAATAACAAAGGAAACAATATGAGTAACAGAGATGGCAAGAAGCCGAGAAGTAAATTCAGAAGAGGACAACCATGTCCAAATTGTAGATCTAAAAATAAAAATTCCAGAGCAACATTAGAAAGATGTCCGTGTGGGTGTCATTCAAAGGTAGCTTTACATTGTATAACATGTCATTGGTCAAATTATTAAACTGTGCACTGTTCGTCTAACTGGATAAGACACGAGCCTTCTAAGCTTGTAATCGGGGTTCGAGTCCTCGATGGTGTACCAAAACAAAAATGCGAATGTAGCTCAGTGGAAGAGCATCTGCTTGCCAAGTAGAAGGTCGTGGGTTCGAATCCCATTATTCGCTCCAAATATGTCCGATATACCAACAACAGAAGAAGTTGGTACTAAGTATTCTAGATATGTAACTTAGTAGCCTTTGTGCTGGGTAGGTTCAATTCCTACATTCGAGGCACCAAATATGTCAGTGTGGCTAAATGGTAAAGCAGGAGATTGCAAATCTCAAGATTGGGGGTTCGAGTCCCTTCACTGACTCCAAACTATGGTGTAGGTATCCCAATGGTAGAGGAGCTCGGTTGTGAACCGAGTTGTTGCGGGTTCGAGTCCCGTTCTACACCCCAAAATAAAGGAAATTAATGTTTACACCAAAATTTAAAAAAGGTGATGTGATATCAGCTTATAGAAATAAAAGTCCAGTTAATGGTATGTTGGTTTATGTAGGTGGTAATAATTATTGGGTTGAAAAGAACGAAAGTTCTATCAAGGTCACATATACAATTACTGAAGTCATGAAACGTGGGTATAAGTGTAAAGAAAGAGAATTACTTCCTTATTCATTAGGGGAAACATATTTCAAAAAGGAGATGCTGAATTAGCTCAGTGGCAGAGCACTTGTGTGGTATTCAAGAGGTCATCGGTTCAATCCCGATATTCAGCTCCATATCTTTGTTTTCATAAGGAGGTATTATGTCAAAAGAACAAAAGGAAAAAGTTAGAAAATTAAAATCCCAAGGGAAAGTAGAAAATATTGATTTTAGAGTAATTTACTTCGGAATTCAAGCTGAAATTAAATACTCTTAAAAGGAGTATATATGAATAGCATATTATGGTTTATTGCTGGTACAGCGTTTGGGTTTTATTTTCCAAATGTAGTTTCAAAGATAAAAACTACTGTTACAAATTGGTTTAATTCAAAAAGTTCTGAAAATTCAGATAAAAAATAAAGGGTAGATATGACAGAAATGTACATGGAAGATGTTGGTAAAATAGCGTGTGAAGCTACAGATTTAATCATAGAACACCTAAAAGAATTTGGGATTATAATTGAAGGGAAGGATGAAGATCTTTTCTTCAACCCAATATTCGATGAAGTGGAAAAATTGTGTAAAAATGATTATAAAAATCATATGTAAGCTCTGTTGGTGTAATGGATAGCATGGTCGGCTTCGAACCGATCGATCGGGGTTCGAATCCCTGATGGAGCACCAAAGTTAAAATTAAGATTAAGACAGTAAAATATAATAACTCTATAATGCGGGAGATAGATTCAAAGCATTGAACTTTAAAGTAGGACACGAAATTTAGATAATGAAGAGACGGTTGAAATATAGCCGACAAAGACCTCTTACATAGTGTTAGTTACGGGTGATGACCGACCATCAGGTTAGTAGAAAATGGATTGGTACGCAAGTACAAGTAGGTTCATTATCCTATAGAAGGAATAGACAACCGAAACTTCTATTTAAATCTACATTTTTGTAGGGATATAGTTCAACGGTTAGAATAATGGGTTCCAAACCCATTGATGTGGGTTCAATTCCTACTATCCTTGCCAACAATTAAATTAAATACTCTAAAATATAAGGTAAAATTATGTTAAGAGAAGCAATACAAATTATCGAAGAGTTAAGTGCTATCGCTGGAAATAGAAGAAGTTATGATGAATTGATTTCAAATCGTTGTATTCCTCTAGAATTATCTATGATGAAAAGATTAGGTTATTCATATAGTGGTGAAAAGGCATTTCATTTAACGAACAGTAGACACCTTTCTGGATTAGCTAAGATTCAGGGTACAAAAAATCAACTTTCAACATTTACAGTTGGTGGACCAGAATTGGTCAGACTTCCATCTCAACCTGATTGTATGGTTGAACTTCTGGGAACAGAGGTTATTAGAGGGAAGAGTGATATTTGGACCACAGTTGATAAAGATGGTATGCGTTGGATTAACCACAACGTTCAGGAAAGATCTACTAAATATAAGTTGACATTTATGATAGATGGCATTCTTACTAAATTACTTAAGGAATTTGGCGTTGATTTTAACGCTGAACAACAACCATCATCAGAGGTATTGAAGGCTATTAAACAAGTCAAAGATACCAAAAAGTTTCACAAGGCTTATTTTAAGTCAATTGAATCTTGGGTTGATGCTGGTGGATATAAGGAATTTCAGAACTATTTGGATACTGCTGCTGAGATGAAGTACAATGAAGTTGTTTTGACAAAGTTTAAAATAACGGGTGTATATAGTCTTGACAACGATATTCCGAAAGTACAAGCGTTTTGTAAGAAAACTGGTGTAAAATATAAAGGTGTGCTTCCATCGAAAGCATTGAGTGAACTAAAGATATAAGAAAGTAAAATCAAGGAATGATTAAATGAAAGAAATAGACTTAGATGAAGTGAGAGCTTACATTAAAGAAAACGAAAACGCAAAAATCTATTTCGGGTGTGATTCAACTAAATTCAGAAAAGGTGGTGATTGGCACGCACGATTTGTAACTGCAATTGTTGTTTACGAAAAAGATAAAAACAAAATTTTTGGTGAAGTATCGTATGAACGAGATTTTGATGCAAAACCAAGCCGACCAGCACTTAGAATGATGAATGAAGTTTATAAGGTATCAGCAATGGTAACTGAATTAGCTCCAGACCTTGAAGATAGATATTTCGAAGTTCACTTGGACATCAACCCAAATATTCTACACGGTTCTTCAGTAGCAATTTCTCAAGCTATTGGTTACATCAAAGGCGTGAACGGAATAGACCCAAAAGTTAAGCCAGATGCTTGGGCAGCAACACACGTTGCAGACAGACTTTTAAAGGACTAAAATTTCCACATATTAAGTTAATATTAAGCTTAAATAGGTAAAATTAACTAAAAATATGGGGTAACAATGATAGTAACTTTACTCGGTGGTGCTGGTGCCGGAAAAACCACAATAGCAAAAGCTATGGAAAAATACGTCAAGGACAGCTTTGTAATTGACGGCGACGAACTTAGAGCCGAAACATCCAACATGGATATAGGGTTCTCTGGTCGTGAAGCAAATATGCACTTGGGATTCTCAAGAGCAAGACGTTTATCTGACTTAGGATTTACGGTATTTATAGCGATGCAAGCTCCTATAAAAGAAATTAGAGAACAATACTTAACGAAATATGATTTAGAAATTATTATCGAAAACGTCGGAGACAATCCAAAAGACGACATGGGTTATAATAAGAATTTCAATCCAGATTATTCTGGTGTCCATCTAACACAAATATTACAAGAATTTGATGAACACTCGTTCTATTCTTACATATTTCCAAAGGTACTTGTACCAGCTAGATTTCAAGGGTTTCACAAAGGTCATAAAGTTGTACTTGAAGAAGCAAAACGCCTTTCACCAAATGTAACAGTTGGTCTTAGAGTAGATGGTGAAGATATCATTGATCTTGACAAAAATATTAAGCTTCTTGAATCTAGAGGGTATAATACAATTAAAACACCTGACATAGATGAAGATTGGACAGACTTTGCTAACAAGTTTGATTATTACGTCCAAGGCAACCCAATGGTCATAGAAAAATTTAAAGATTCGAATTGTGAACTATTTCATGTCCCTAGATACGGTGATGTATCGGGTACAAATATTAGAGAAACAGTTTCTTTGGGGCTTGATGTACTGACAGACGTAGACCGTGATGTCATGGATCTCATAAAAGAAAGCATTTAATGACAGTAATTGTAGGTGGTGGTGCTATTGGTGAAGCCTTAAGAGCCAGAAGCCGTGCTATAGTTATAAAATCAAAAGATTTTGAGCAAATTGCTCAAGATTTAATTGAAATAAATGAATCTACTGAAATAAAAAACATCATTGTAACAAGTGGATTTTTAGAGAAACAGACTATAGGTGATTTTTCACCAGAAACTATTCGAAAGACAGTTGATGCTAATTTCATGATTCCGATGCTAGTTGCTAATTTCAGCGTTGCTAATTTCCCAACAACCAACCTTGTGTTCTTTTCTAGTTCAGTTGTATTTGAGGCACGTGAGGGTTACTCAGTGTACTCTGCGTCTAAGACTGGTTTAGAAATATTCTTAAGAACGCTTGTGGTAGAACACAACACCAATCTTAAGATCATTAGGAATTCAAGGACAGATACTAAGCTCCGTTGGAATAACTATAAACATAGCGACAAAACTGAAGCGAATTTATTAACACCAGACGAAGTAGCAAAGGCAACTTTAGAATTTATGAAGGAAGATGGAATTGTGATGGAAGTTTATAAAAGAAATGAAATAATACACAAGGATGTACATGATGTCTAAAACACATATAGTTTATCCTTATATTATACCAAGAGATGAATCAGTGGGTTGGGAACTTATGTATTCTATACGCTCATTGTATAAGAATTTTAATGGAGACTTTGATATCACGGTTATAGGTGAGATTCCAAGTTGGTTAAATACAGATGAGATAAATTGTATAGAATTTGATAATTTCGATATAAATGCTCAACGCCAAACGAAAATTAACCAAAAGATTTTAAAGGCTTGTGATTTATATGAAGATTTCATTGTGTTTAATGATGACATAATGTTAATGAAAGAAACTACTCGAGAAGATCTGAAAATAGCACGTCGTACAGCAAATAAATTAGAGTTTGTTGAAAGAAGTACACCTAAAAAGAATTCTTTCCGTGAACAATGTAGGAATTCATATTTCACATTAAAGGAAAATGGGTTACAGTACAATGTTAATTATGTATCACACTGCCCACATTTCTATGAAACTTCAGTTATTAAGGAAATAGAAAAGGTCATTGATTTAGCACCAATGAAATTTCCAACAGTGATATTTGAAAACATATATCACAACTTTAATAAATCAGAAACTCTACCATCAAAAGATTTCAGATATGGTTGTTGGGGAAGAGAGTGTGGTGAATATACCGACCAACAAATTTTAAATTTTGATGAATTAGGTTATGAAAATAACCAATGGATAAAATCTTTATTAGAGGGTACATTCCCTAAAAAATGTAAGGGAGAAAAATGACAATTTTAAGTAAAATTAATACAATTATAATACATGTACCAAAGACGGGTGGCTCAAGCGTCCGTTGGTCAGCGATTAGTAAATATGGTGCTAGATATAGTTGCCAACATTGTAATTTCAATATGATACCAAGTCAATATAAGAACTTTAGAAAAATCACATTCACAAGAAATCCGATTGACTGGTATGCGTCGCGTTTCTTCTTTGATAAAAAGAAATTTGACCTTTCGAACAAACAATCAAAACTTGAACCATTTTCAGATGCATTAAGTGAACAATATAATTTAACATTTGAACAAACATTACCAAGAATGTTGAACTTAACTGAAGCGTTTAGAAATGGGGCAACCCTTGAATTATTTAAAGAGAGATTAAGATTCGAAGTTTTAAATAATTACCAATGTTGGTGGGTTAGTTATTTTGATGACATTGAAAATATCACAGCAGATAGTTTTGAAAATAAGAGTTTATATCAATGGTTTAACGATATAGTTGGATTAGACAAATGTGATGTAGTATATAGATTAGAAGATCAATATGAATATGGTATGAAACTGGAATTTGGTTCAGATATAAAATTAGCCCACAGAAATTCCACTGGGCGTGAAAAATCAGAAGACATATATACAACACAAATGAGACAAAGTGTTTTGAAAACAGAAAAAGACTTTATAAGGAAATATTATGGTAAATTTGAAAATTGATGCAACATTTATAGTACCGTGTTACAACCCACCAGAAAAACTTTTCAGGGATCACGTTGAAAGTTTATTACAACATGATATGAAAATTGTGATTTGTGATGACGGTTCAGACAAAGAAACAAAGAATTTGATTAAGGAACTATATGGAAACAATCAATTAGTAACCATTAAAACTCATAAAAATAATAAAGGTCACCAAGAAGCAATAAGAACTTGTGTGGGTGTAGTAAAAACTCCCTTTCTAATTCGTGTAGATGCAGATGATGAATATTTGAAAATTCCGGAGTTTGATAATGATGATTGGGATGTTTTATTGTTACAAAAAACTCAGGATAATTTATCTGAGTATCTAGAAATTGGTGGTTCTCCAGTAGGTGGTGTATTCAAGACTGAAGTTTATAAAGAAGTTTTTGAAAAAGACTTTAAATTTAAAGATGATAATGAGGAATGGATCCACGAAGATATTTGGACTCATATCAATTTATTAACGTCTGGTTATAAATTATCTTACGCAACTAATTCTACAATATATCATAGACATATCCATCCATTGGGTATGACAATACGGAAGAATAATTACCCAGATAGAAAGCGTTGGGAAACATTTATGTTTTGGTGTCATGAAAGAAATGATTTTGGGTTATATTTAAAAATGCAAAATATGGTTCTAGAACTTCATTTATATAAGAGAAACCTATGTTAATTATTAAATCTATAATATACCGAATTATCAGGGTGTTATTACTTCTTACAGTTTCATATTTCGTGATTGGTGATATACAAACTGCTTTATCAATATCATTCATTGATATGATAGTCGCTACATTTTATTATTACTATTTTGATAAGACTTGGGAAAAATTCGGTGAACCTTTTTTCAATGATGTGTTCCTGAAATTCAAGTATAGAAAGTTTGACAATGATGACCTTAAATAAAAGAAAAATAAGGAGATATTAAAGTATGTATAACGCAACATTTATATTTGAAGGAAGATCAATCGGTACGCAAGAAGACGACGATTTATTTTTCTTCCCGAAGAAAAATACACACACTGAAATAGACGGGACAACATATTACGTCAAGACTTTTTCGTTAATTGGTGAAACAATAATTTACATTTTAGAAAAGCAACGCATTAAATAGTAACATAGATATATCTATAAATCCAGAACTAAAGGAGATTCTATGAATCACAACCTTGCACGTGGACAGACAACCGCAACTTTGAACGAGATAATAAAGGTGAATCACACACCCCACTTCAATTCAAAGGAGCAATTTATTAGGCTAAAATTTAAGAATGATCCTTGAAGGGGGTGATCCTTTTATCTACCAATAAAAGATGATATTTCGGGGATTTTCAAGAATCCCCACGTTTCTTGTTTTAATTTTTTAAAGAGAAATTAACAGAAGGAGTTAGTATGTTAAGAGAAATAGTAGAAGATATGAGTGAGTCTTTCACTGGAGAACCATATATTTCATACACCCAGATGGGTAACGCGTATACAAAAATGTATAGTAGATGGGCTGAGGACTATAAAAAAGTGAATAAAAAATTGAAAGGGATTGGTGAATTCTCCATAGATAAAGTTAATGGGACTACTTCAAGTGTTCCTTCAATGGTGTTATGGTATTCTAAAAATAAAAAGAATAAAATCATTTTGACTCAGGACGCAAGATATTCCGATATAGAATTAAGTTTACATGTAGGAAATGGACATAGTATTAAACGTTTCAAGTCTAATAGTTTGGATGTAAGTGATATAAAACAAAGCCTGAAAGAGTTGAATTTGTATTTAGGTAGTATGGATGACCGATTTAAATCTTTTGCACCATTCGATTTCCCAAAAGCTTTTAAAGATGCAGTAAAATAATGTTCAGACAAGCCTTAAAATCAATTCAAGAACGTTACATAGCGAACAGTTCAGCAGAAAAAGAGTGGAAATTAGCATCTGAAGGTTATATGCCAATGACACCAAGCATACTGAAGGAATTCGAGATAGATGTAACTAAGGCTTACCACACCACTGATATGGATGGTTTAGAGACCCTTAAGAAATTACAAGGGTCAAAGAAAGAAATTTCAGCATTTTTCTTAGGAAGTGAGGGATTATCTCAAGGAGCAAGAACTTTGACAGAAGTTGTAGTTGAGCTTAGTGGTAAATCCTCATTTCATGCTGTAACTGATTTTTATTCAGCACTTTCAAGAAACGGGTACAAGTGGCTTAGACCTCTTATGACAGAAAAGGATTATGTGGTAAATAACGACTTTTCAGTACCTATGTTTGGGAAGATGATTGAATATTTTAGCGTTAAGGATAGATTTGCGGTTAGAAATGTCGTAAAAAATCTTGATGGTAAAGGAAAAGCGAATTTTGTTAAATGGTATATGGATGAAAGTAAGAAATTAATCACCAAAAAATTATTAACAAAAATACAAGATTCGATTTCAAAACGTTCTCATGATACTTTCAATAATGATGAGTTGTTCTTACATCAATTTAAAATTGACAGTGTAGATGTTGTGAAAGAGAAGATTAGTAGTAGATTAGATGATTCTGAAAGACAAGAAAAATGGAATGAAAGAAAACTCTCAATAGAAGAACTTGGTTTGAAGTTTGGTAAATTCATTGAAATAAAAGAAATATCAAAATTAGGGAGATAATATGTTAAGAGAAATAGTACAATTAATGGAAGCAAATGATGTGAGTTTGGTCACTAAATTAGTTAGAGATTTAATAGATTTTAAGATTAAACCAAAGGATTACAACAAGCGTGTAAAAGAAGTTGAGAAAGATACTCCAAAGTGGTATAACCATTTACCGTCACAAGGTGCTGCGAATTTTGTTAATTTAGTGAATTATGAACCAACTTACAATAGGAATAAGAGTAAGAAATGATAAGAGAAATTATAGAATCTCAAAATAAAGTAATTTACCATGGGACACCAACTAAAAACATAAGTTCTATTAGAAGGGAAGGATTTCGGTATTCTCGTAAAAATGTTTTAAGAAATCTCAATTATTCAGAGAATAGATTCTACTTTTTTTATAGAAAGTCTAGAACTGAAGCTATGATAGCACAATTTATTCTAGATAGAGACAAATCCTATGACCCTTCAATAAAATTAATAGATACATATACAGAATCTCCGGATAACATGGAAGAAATAGAGGGAATATCTTCTACCATAAGGGATTGGAAATATTTTGAGATTGAAGACAGAAAACAAATCATTAAAAAATTCAATAATGTTAAAGAAACAGATTACTCTATAATTGAATTGGATTTTAAATTAATGGAAAAAGAAGCAGTCTTTGATAAAGTGAATGGTGTTGATTTTGGTGACGGTCTTTTTATTACTCAGAGAAATTCTGAAAATATAAGTGCCAAATATATATTGAAAATTGAGAAATTCAATTATAAAAAATTCATAAAAGATACTTTCAAATTAAATGCAAAATAAGTAATTTAAGTTTATTTTAAGCTTTTTACCCTATAATTCAACTAATAACAAATTACAGCATTAAATAACTGTAATAAATAAAAACAAAAAAGGAACTAGACATGTTGTCACTGATACTATTATCATCAATAAATTTATCCTCGCTCTCGAGTATAAATATCTAAGTCCCCTCTTCTTTCAGGTTGGGTGGACTTTAAGCACACCGATCTGAAAATATTCAAATAAATCAAAATATTTTCCAAAATTTTATCTTTTTAACGTAATTTAAGCAAGGTTTAAGCTAACTTACGGTATAATAGAGTATATAAGTTGTAAGACTTATAAGTTCTTAAAAATTCAAAAATGAGTCTCGAATGATTATCTCCAAAAGAGTTAGTCGGACGTGGTGTCCCCAAAAGGGAATGAGGTTCAACTCCTCCGAGACCCACCAAAAAGTTTTAAACTTTTATAAATTATATCAAAAAAATTAAGCTGACTTTAAGCATAATTACGGTATAATATATAAAGGCTTAGTCCTTTAGTTATTTAAAATTTCATTGTTAATTTCAAAATATTCAGACGATTATGAATAAAGAGATGATACTGGACTCCCAAATCCAGAAAGTAGCTCACTCGTATCTGAATATTTTGAAGTTAATTAAACATAGTGAGCGATGTTAGTGATAGAGCCTTTTGGTGGATTGTACATAAACCAAGAGGGAATCGTCGCGATGGCTGTAGAGCCATAAGTTTAGGTGCAATTCCTAAAAATTAATCTTCAACTGCTAAACAAAGAACGCTTAAATTTACGCAGTATAAATAATTATGAAGCCACGTGGGAGTTAGGGTCCACAAAGTCGAGAGGGGTCAATGACTAAGAACGGACTTTCACATTAATTTCAAAATATACTCAAACCAGAGAATTAATTACTCTTTGGTGTCCTTGGTTGGCAATACTAGATAAAGGGGTTCGAATCCTCAGAGTATATCTTGAAGTTAATTCTTTTATATTGGTGTAGTGGTTACACGTCTGAAGTCTGCTAGCGACCTCTCAGAAAACCTCTGTTCGATTCAGGGATATAAATGGAACTTTAGTGTAGGGAACTGACACTTAAAATTAAATTGCCAAAAAGTGGTTCGAATCCCACCTTTAGAATGTAATATTTCGGTAGGTAAAGATTGACAAATCTTGATGGACAAAATTGTCGACTTAATTTCAATAAGTGTTTATGAAGGCATAGTGAAAGATTGCAATCGTTCTTTGGGTACATGACCAGAGAAACTATGCCACCATAAACACTTATTGAAGTTAATTCAGAAGAATTAGTAAGTACCCTCAGATGTGCGTAGAGCACGTCTTGAGGTGACACTTCACAGTTATCGCTCTAAGAATTTAATAAAATTTTTAAAGGGGTGACTTGATATCCCATCCGTGAGCTTCGGCAAATAAAAAGATATCAAAAATCTTAACTGTGGTGGTTGAGTAGGTTATAGAAATTTACGCCTTAAGAATAATCAAGATTAAAGCTGAGTATAATGTGAACTTCCTCAGTCCTCGGTTCATTAGGTGAAATGGACCTCTTTGGTAATGATAATATACAAATCAACATATTTATCAGAGGATTAACCACCCTCGATTCTGTTCGGATATAGTTCAGTTGGTAGAACGCATGACTGTTAATCATGATGTCGGAGGTTCGAGTCCTTCTATCCGAGCCAAAGTTTAAATTAAGTTTAAAAGGTTATAATACCTTCTAATTAGTTTCAAAGAGTATAAAGTATGACTAAATTGGTAAGTCAGGTGACGTGCACGGTTCGATTCCGTCTTGTTAAGCTTGTTGGGAGCTGTTGCCTTTGATGTCGGTTCGATTCCGACCTTTATGTTCTTTGAAGCCAATTTCGGTTGAGCTTCATTTAGTTGAATGTATATGGGTCGCACCCAACTTCGAAAGAAGCTATAAACATTCCGTCCCTCAACGAGACGAAGACTTGGGGTTGTTTGGTAGTTCAACAATAAAAAACTACCACCATGGAGAGTTGTCCGAGTCAGGCTTATGGTGCTAGACTTGAAATCTAGTGAGGTGTGTCAAAAGCATCTCCGAGGGTTCGAATCCCTCACTCTCCTGCTCTATATTTAACTTGCCTTCACGTGGCATAGAGTGTAAGTACCGAAAGGGAAACTAAAAGTTGAAAGAGGGATGCGAACTAATTAAATAACTTCAAGGAGTTATTTATGTTCTATTATATTTACAAGATTACAAATACCATAAATGGTAAGATTTATGTTGGTGTTCATAAAACCAAAGATTTAGAAGACGGATATATGGGTTCTGGGAAAGTCCTAAATCGTGCGATTAAAAAGTACGGCTTAGAAAACTTCAAAAAGGAAATCATTCAAAAGTTTGATAATTCTGAGGATATGTTCAACGCTGAAATTCAACTCGTGAACGAGGAATTCGTTTCAAGAGAAGATACATATAATCTAAAAGTTGGTGGATATGGTGGTTTTGATTATATAAATGAACTTAGAAAAGATGAAGATTTTCTAGAAAAAGTAAAGAAATCTATTTCAGATGGTAAAAAATGTGGAATGGTTAGTAAAGGCTTCTCAGGAAAAACTCATTCAGAAGATACTAAAAAGAAAATGATTAGGACTAAAATAGCTAATCACGGAAGAGAAGTATTTGATACATTTTCTGGTAGGAAGCATTCAGAAGAAACAAAGGTAAAAATGTCAAAGGGTCAATATGGTAAACACGATGGTGAGAAAAATTCTCAATTCGGAACTATGTGGATTTACAACTTAGGAGAGAAACTAAGTAAAAAAATCAAAAAAGATGAATTACCTTCTTATGAAAAGTTAGGTTGGCAGAAAGGTCGTAAAATCAAATTTTAGGGCGTGTGTCTTAATGGTAGAGAAACAAGCTCATAACTTGTCTGCGGAGGTTCGATTCCTCCCTCGCCCACCATGAAAAAGAAATTTAAAATTTGTTTAAAATTTGTTTAAAATTTAAGCAAACTTTAAGTGAAATTTAGTTATAATAACGGTACTTAAAAATAAAACTTTAAAAAGTTTTTAAAGAGAGAAGAGAGCCTTTCAACAAGCTTCTCTCTTTAAAGACTTTCAAGTGGTTTAGCTGACTACTTGGTCTTAGTTTAGAAAGAGTATCTCCTGACGGTATGGTGTAATCGGTAACATATCTGGTGCGAAACTTGAATATGTAGGTTCGAGTCCTACTGCGGTCGCTTGAATGGAGAGAAATGAAAAACGATGAACAAAAACTTCTGATTGCGCATGAAGAAGTTCAGTAAATCGGAACGAATGGATAATGGTAAATGCTGGTTGCGGGAGCAACATAAGCGATCACCCAATTTGGAAGCTTCAGTAGCTGGTTGCTTCCTAAGAACTTTTTAATGAATACATAGATTGATTGTTTAAAAAACTTGTCAAGTCTTTCAAAATGTGTATTCTTTAAAGGGTTCTCACTTTAGTCAATATAAAACGGTCAGGTGTTAAAGCCAGAACGAGAATAAAGTTGGTGTTTAACGGTGAAACGACTCTTTCGGCTGTGTATGGTCGTTAAGATAGTCTTGGCAACAAGGTGAAAGGTGCGGTGGAACGTATCGGGTTGGCTTCTTCGGGAGTTGGTCAGTAAGTACGCAAAATAGACGACTAACGTGTCATGCGTAAAGACTTCATCAAGGTGGAGTTCAAAATGAACGTCGGAGTACGAAAAAAGGCAGATGGGTAACACTGATGACAGCCTGATTCTCGCAAGGAATCTAGTACACGCAAAATTCGGAAGAATAGAAAAGTCGAATCTGTAGTTCTTTTGTCCAAGTGGTAACACACGAGGGCTTGAGTTCAGTTTTTAGAGAAAAAGGTCGTTGGGCTGAGTATCTTTAATAATGGTGAAAGTAGTCTGTTAGACAAAATCACAAGAGGTGGGAAGCATCTCGTAGGGCAAAACCTTACGGAACTTCTGAAGGAGCCCATCTCTCCAATCTATTAGCTTAATGGTAGAGCATTTGAATTTTTAATCAAACGGTTGAGGGTTTCAATACCCTCATAGAAACTAAAACGCAAAGACTCCTTCACTGACACTTGAAAGTGGCTTAAGACCTCCCCGCAATGTGGGAATGAGGTTTGTGGAAACTCGCAAGGTGGAAACAATTTAAAGGAAAGCAAGGTTTTCTCGCAAGGATTAACTGCTCGCAAGGCAGAACTAAATGGAACTTTAGAGTAGAGTGTCAGGATGCAAGAAATGCTACTTGTTGGCGAAAGCCTAAACAAAAGCAGTCACGGTTGATACGAACAGAAATGGTCGTGGATAAATTCGGGAACCAAATAATCCGGACAAAGGCAATCACTAGAGGGAATAATCTCATCCCGATAAAAGTAAATCTTAGGATTTATTCAAAGATGAAAGTAGAAGTTTCAGCGTCTGGACGTGTTTTCAGGTAAGACTTCTATTATGCACGCACTGGCTGAAAGTGTAGGACGGATCAACTCCGACTTCTTTGAATAAGTTCTTTGAACTTGAATATTGAACGAAATAAATCGCAAATGTACCTGACGGGGGAGCTAACGCAAGACACGGTCAGGCTAAGTCGGAATAGATCTCACAGAAGTCGCTCTTCTATTGAGTCCTTACGAAGCATTCTTAGAGCTAACTATGTGCATCTATGGTTAGTGCTCACGTTATTTGTTTCGTTCAGTATTTACTAACTGAAGATACTAATATCTCAAAATTAGTAGTGAACAATGGGCGAGTAAAGTCTACCTAAAATTCTACTTAATGGATTGTAAATCAAACTTAGTGGAAGGCGTTGTATCCTTCTGCGAACTTCCGAGGGTATATAACCTCGGAAATGTGTAGCTGGTGGTGGGTAGGTATCCAAGGGAGTCTCATAAGCTCCATCAACATAGTTCAATTCTATGACGAGCAACCAAAAACGATGCGGGGTAGAAGATTGGTAATTCGTTGGGCTCATAACCCAAAGTATGGTGGTTCGATTCCATCCCCCGCAACCAAATTATGCCTTTGTAGCTCAGTGGTTAGAGCAGTCCCCCGTTGTGTGGATGTTAGTGCAAGTTGATGAATCGGTTGCAAACGATTTTGATATAATTCTTGTGGCGTTGGTTCGAATCCAACCTCAGGCACATTAGATCAATACTAAGAATATAATGTATCCTTAATATTGGTCTTTTTATGTAGTATTTTAAGTCCGTGGGTCAAATTAGAACATATGATAACTAATTTGGATGATGACACTAAGAATTATAAAATCTACACTTGAACAATCGATGTCGGAATATCGAGTTGAATACCTCAGTAATTAGGGTAATATCCGTCTCTAGGAAAATGTCAATAAGTTCAGGCTATATCAATAAGATTTCTAAGAAGTTTTATTGCTGTAGCTAATCGTTAAGTCTGTCAGAGACTAGATTAATAAGGTGGTTTGAGGTATCTGAATAGTCCAAAACCCAAAGAAAATGGTACCAAATTCGTTGCAGTACGAAAAATAAATATCGCTGGTGTGTGAAACAAAACATGGACTCTCTGATTTGAGTCGGGAAAGCCTAAAACTTTCCGCAGTGGCCAAAATATGATCTGATGTGATATCATCATCGGTTGAACACCGAGTTAGGTCGCCAATACTTTTGAAGTGCTATCTTAGGATGGTTCTTTGAAGGCATTCAAAAAGTAACGAAAATGGAACACCTCGATGGAGTGAGGTATTAGTGGAAGGGGCGTGCACGCCACGGAAGACATTAAGTTGTGTATTTTATAAAGCGTCAAGATAAATATTCCTCTGGTAGGTAGCTTTATAATCTGTGCGTCCATAGTGCAATCGGTAGGAGACAAGGGACTTAAAATCCCAACAGTGTGGGTTCGAGTCCCACTGGACGTACCAAATAAAATTCATGCGTCTGTAGCCCAGAGGTGAGGCAATTGGTTTAGAACCATAAATCTGAGGGTTCGAATCCCTCCAGGCGTACCACGAAAGAAGAAAAAATGAAAGATACAAAAGAAAGAAAACAAGGTAAATATTCTGAGGAATATTCTAAGATTGTGAACGGTGTAAAAGTTCAAATCAAGGAAGAAACTATTGTCGGAAGAGATTTCGAAATTATGAGTTTCTCAAGAGATTATAACCCAGCAGTCCCAAGTTCCACTAATATTTTTATGGAAAGTGGTGTAACAATTGAATGGAATGAAATTATCAGAGATAATGCCAAAAACATTATTGATAGAATCCCTCATTCAAAAACATTCTAGACGAAGAATGTGCGTAGGTGATCCAAAGGTAGAGGTGCTAGATTCAAAATCTAGATGTTGAGGGTTCGATCCCCTCTCTACGCACCATGAAATTAACAAAATGATGCACGTGTAGTCCAATCGGCAGGAGACGCTTGGCTAAGAACCAAGACAGTGGAGGTTCGAATCCTCTCACGTGTACCAAAAATTTTGGAAAGTTCCCATAATGGTATTGGAGCTGGTTGCTAACCAGTCGGGTGTAAAAGCCTTCGGGGTTCTAGGAACTTAGTAATTAAATAACTTCATAAGGAGTTATTATGAATTACAAAAAAGTTTACGATCAAATTATAGAAAAAAGACAGAAAGACCCAATTAATGAGGGTTATTCAGAAAAACATCATATTCTTCCAAGAAGTTTAGGTGGTTCTGATAACCCTGACAATTTGGTCAGATTATCTGCTCGTGAACATTTCATTTGTCATTATTTGCTTGCAAAGATGTACGAAAGAGAAACTAACGAGTGGTATAGAATGAACCATGCTTTTATGATGATGAAATCCGAAAGTGTGTTTAATTCTAGATATTTCAATTCCAGATTATATGAGGCACTGAAAGGTGACTTTTCTTCTGTTATGAGTTTTGCTCAAAAAGGAAAGAAAAATTCACAATACGGGACTTGCTGGATTTGTAATTTGGATAATCAAGTTAAGAAAATTCCAAATGAAGATTTAGTGATTTGGTTGAACAAAGGTTGGATCAAGGGACGTACTATACCGAAACCATCAATTTTGAAGGATGTGAGAAAAATAATCCGTAAAAATGATACTCTTGCCAAACGAGAAAAAATTAGAAAAGATAAAAAAGAAGAACTAGAAAAACAAAACATTGAAATGGTGAATGAAAATGTTAAGATTTATTCTGAACATTTCATAATATATGAAAAGTATGGATTTAAAAAATTCGTAGAAATTACGGGTTATGAATTCTCTCTTGAAAATTTAGTATCTCAATTTTCGAAATATGTTCAGGAATTTGTTCCGCAAAGTAGGATAAAAAGGGGAAAATGATCTAAGATGGTTCTTAGGCTCGGTTGCTAACTGAAGGGTGTCGAAAGGCATGGGGTTCAATTCCTCCGTTTTCCGCCAAAATTTGGAAGATTGACAGAACGGTAATGTGCCTCCTTGGAAAGGAGAGTCTGGTTAATAGCCTGAGTGGGTTCAACTCCCATGTCTTCCGCCAAACATAAAATTATAAAAATAAAAAGGTTACAAAATGAGAAAAGAATTTGATAGAATTGCTAGAGAGTATTTCGGTAAGAGTGTAGATTTAGATAAACTATTTCAGACATTTAAGACTTCACAAAATTGGGACAGATTACATCCAGTTGAAGACAAATCTAAAGAAAGAAAATCGAATGAAACTGTTGGTTTCTTTGAATCATTATTTGATTCGGTTAAGTATAACCCAAAACCATCAAAAAAGTTCTATGAATTGAAAAATCCAGTGAACCAAGATAACACGGAAGGATATATAGCGTTCTTAAAGAGAATGTTATCTCTATCTAAAGACGAAAATTATAAACATTTAAACTTTATTTAAAAAAGTTTGAACTTTAAGCTAACTTTAAGTAACATTTAGCTATAATAGACGTATAAATAAAAAGTTAAGTATTAAATAACTTCACTTAAACATTAAAATAAAAGGATAACTTATGAAACACGCGAAAATCATAGGTGCTCGTTAGACTTACATTTGGGTCTACTGGAGCATCTTCAACAAATAAACAAATCAAATGATTAAAATTTATTTTGAAGATGCTCCTTTAGTTCAACGGTTTAGAATACGGGGCTTTTAACCTTGGGATGACGGGTTCGATTCCCTCAGGGAGCACCATTCATAATATTTGCACTTGAAGCTTAATTGGCGAAGCACTGGACTCTTAATCCAGGGAACAAGGTTCGATTCCTTGCGGGTGTACCAATATTTTGGGTCGGTAGCTCAATCGGTAGAGCATTCCACTTTTAATGGAAGGGCAGACGGATCGTAACCGTCTCGACTCACCAAATAACAATAATCAGTGCCTTAAGTTTACTTTAAGGTTAATCTAGTATAATTCAATATAAATTCAATAAAGTAAGAATCACAGTATAAGATTACATCAATAAGTTCATCTCCTAGAGATTACCCTATTTTCAAAACATCTTATACGATTTCATCTTGTTTTATTGAGTTTACTGTGAAAACAAATAATAAATGCACAAACAAGTGACGGTTGTTGACACAAGCTGAATATGGGGATGGACCTATTTCACTGTATCCTAGTCAATTTGTTTTCGCAGTGAACTCAATAAAGTAAGAATTACAGTATAAGATTACATCACAAACGGGTTGTCGTGGGTTCGAGTCCCACACCCTCTCTTCGGGAGGGTTAGTTCAGCTGGTAGAACACCCGTCTCAAATTAACATCTTATACGATTTCATCTTGTTTTATTGAGTTTATAGAAGATAGGGTCTAACTCCCGTTGCCACTTAAGTGGTACTTACGTGTTGTAAGTGCATTTTCTCTTAAGAAGGTTTCATAAACTCAACTTAATCCTTAAGTTTAAATTAAGGTTACTAAGTTATAATACAGTTATAAGTTCATAAAAGAAAGAATTACAGTTTAAGATTACATCGCATTTTGAAGCTAACACTACATCTTCGACGCTTTCATCTTTCTTTTATGAGCGTATGCTCTTGTTCTTTAAAAATTTGTATTGAGAATCACAGTAATAGATTACATCGCATATAAATAATATGATATGGTAAATGTGTTCCGATCTTCATTAATGATAACGATTTTGGGTGACTCCCAACGACCCGAATAAGTAGGGTTGTCCTCTTAAAAATAAAAAACGTCTATTTGATCGATGCGAGGTTTACGCCTTTGACCATCCCAAATATAAAGTAATTAATGCCTATGTTCTTGGTGACAGAACTCGGTTCCTAGTGGTAATACACGGGGCTAGAAATAACGGGTGAATTCCCACTTCTATTATGTATTCATCTCGGTACAAATTCAATTCCTATTGTTATGTGAAATTACAAAATAAGATTACATCGTATTTTTTGAATAAACACAAGTTCGGGTTCGATTCCCGATATTGAAGCTGGTTGCCTATTTTCATCTTATTTGCCTTCATTCACATAACAATGGGTTTTTGAAATTATTGTTAAACAAAAATCACAGTGAGAAATTACATCGCATTGAAAGCACGTTGTCGAAGGTTCAATTCCTTCTCTTCCCACCATTTAAAATATGGGAAGATAGCTCAGTTGGTAGAGCACGTTTAAAACTTTCTCACGCTTTCATTTTGTTTAACAATAACTTCAATCCCAGTGACCTACAATGAGGTGACGATTCGTCTAATAAAGTAATTAGAACTAAAGGATATTACAATGGGAAAATTCAATAAAACTACAAAGGGTGTAAACTCTACACCAGACACTACAAACGTTGCAGGATTCGCTGCTTTTTCAAGAAATGACTTTAAAATGGATGTGGCTTCAGTTGTTCTGAACACAATGCTTAACGGTAATAACTTCTATGAATCAGAAGCTGAAAGAATTAAGAGAATTGAAGGTTTCGTTGCAGATAATACTGAAAATGGTGAATTCTTGGCTAAGGCTATGGTGTACACAAGAAATGAAGGTAACTTGAGATCTGTGTCACACTTGATGGGTACTCTATTAACTGAAAATGTTAAGGGTTCTAC